AGCGCGTTCGGATCGGTGTCGATGAGCAGCCCGTTGTAGTCGAGCGATGTGATGCCGTACTCGTTCTGCGAAGCGGTCGACGCTGCCGTCTGGATCGCGGTTCCACCTAGCCGCGCAATGTTCACGCGGTTATACAAGAGCTCGGTGCCATAGGACACGGTGATATCCGTGTACGGGATCGTCGTGCCGCCAGCATCCGAGAACGTCACCGTGCCGATCGTCGCGCCAGCGTTCCGATTCTTGAAAGTCAGCGCGTTCGACTTCGACATGAACAACTGACCAGGCTCCGACGCCTCGACCAGCTGCAAGTAGCCCAGCACCTCGGTACCCGCATCCACCACGTCGGCGAGTAGCGTCGCCGTGCCCGTGTCAATGTTGCGTAGCGTCGTCGGCCAATCGACCTCGGTACGGTTCAGGATCGCCGCGATACGCGCGCCCGAAGTCTGACTCGTCGCGGTATGTGCGGATAGTTGCTGACCACCAAACGTGATGAATCCGTCAGCGGCGACTGCGCCAGCCGTCGACTCGCCGCTCACGTTATAGTCCAATCCCCAGTCCTCGATGATCCCGGTGAATTGGACGGCAGTCGACGCGGCGATGATCGTCGATATCGTCAGGTTACGCCGCGGCTTGATATCCGGGTAGTACGGACTCGACGTGTAGAACGGATCGAACGCGCGATCCTGATTGTTGAAGGTGATATTTGCAACGCCGGTCTGGTAACGATCCAATTCGCGCGACCTGCCGCGCGTGATCGACACCGAACGCACCCGCGTCGTCACGTCATAATTCAGCGTGCCACCAAAGCGGTAGTCGTCGCCCTGCCCGTTCGGAGCAAAAAGACTCTGCGGATTCGCATCCTTCGCGGCCTGCGTATCGGTCACCGTCCTCGACCCCCACAAAAAGAACGGACCACCCTGACTAGACGTATCAAAGCCAATCTGGACTAGCAGGCTCGGCGTGGCCACCTCTAACCCATCCTTAGACTGCGCGTCTGCGTGCCACCATTCGTCGAGACACCAGCCGACGTCGCCTGAATCTGCGGACCAGCGAAGACCTGCCCGTTGCGCTTCTCAAACTTCTTGATCGACTCGACGATCGTGCGACCGAGCTCGTCAGGGTTCGTCCCCAGCCCGGCATTGACGACGATGTTGTACGTCGCCCCTCCGCCACCACCACCAACAGCCTGCCGCAGAATGTTCATCGCCTCACTCGACCCGAGCGGAATCACCGCCTCACGCCCAGCCTCGCCAGCCGTAAAGACCTGACGCTTTATGATGCCGCCAGCAGCCATGCGGATCGGCTCCTTGTTGTTCTTGTTCCAAGTCACCATGCCTTCCTCGATCAGCTTCCGCTCGGCTGGCGTAATAGTCGATCCCGAAAGGCTACCTTCCTTGCGGTACTTCTCCTGTAGGCTTGCGCGAAACTTCTCGCGCCGATCCTTCCAAGCCTGAAGCCTCGTTTGGTAAACGGCTTCTTTCCGATCATTCTCGGCCTTGTTCGCCTCGGTTGCCGCAATAGCAACGTCACTCTGACCGGCGGCAACAGTCGATCCGGCAGGTGCCTGGACGCCAGCGGTACCGGCAACGATACCCTGAATCTCTGTGTTCAGGTTGGCGATCGCTCCTTTGAAGCCGGCGACGAATGCGATGCCGAGACTATCGCCGAAGTCTGCGCCGATAATCGCATTGAGTTCGGTGGCAAACTGTTCTGCGCTCTTGTTGCCGTCCTTGAACGATTGGATAAGGTCGTCGATGTTCCTCTGATTCTTGCTCTGCTGATCCTTGACCTCCTGATCCAAAGCATCCGCTCGAAGATTCGCCTCAAAGTCGTTCAGCTCGCGCGTAGCCGTAACGCGATCCGCATCCGTGGCAGCCATCGCGACCGCCTCGGTCAGTCGTGCCTTCTCGCGCGCATCGGCCTCATCCTTCAACCGCTTACGAATAGCAGCCGCCTCTTGCGACTTGCCACCCGCCGCACCGATACGCTCCAAGAATCCGCCGATCTCCGAACCAAGCCCGGATAGGCTAGCTCGTGCTGAAGCGATAGCCTCGTTGATCGGATCGGTGAGGATGATTCTGAATGGTGCCTTGAATAGTTTCTTGTCTTTCGCAATGCCAACGGATTGCTTCAGGGCGCCGACGATACTATTTGCAAGCGACTGCACGGAACTATCGATCTCATAGATGATGCCTAGAATTAGGTTCGCCGCAAGAGTGGTACCGGTAAGGCGAAAGTACAATTTCAGACCCTCGAATGCCTGACCGAAGATCGACGATAGGGCTGGTCCGACTTCCTTCCTGCCCTGACGGGTAAATGCTCCCAGCAAGAATCGGACGAGGCGCCTGCCCGCCTCTTGCGAATCGGCTTCAAGACCCGTGAAAAACTTGTCAAACTGATCGCGACCGGCAAGCGTGAACGTGATCATGCCGGTGGTGTTGACCGAGGTCTTGGACTTGTTCCACCAGTCATACAGATTGGTAAAAGCGTTACCCGCTGCGTCTTTTAACTTCTCAATAATGAACGCGACCTTACCTCTAAAGGTGGGCTGGGCAGCAAACTCGCGTACGAAGTTGAGCAGCGCAGTCGCCGCGCGCGACAGGTATGGGATGAATGTCGTCACCAGTCCAGCCGCAACATTCCGGAAAGTCTCTTTCAGAATGTTGAGCTGCCCCGGCAACGTCTGACCCGCAGCCTTCGCACTCCCACCAAACTGCGTTTCGAGCTCCTTCAGGATCATCTTCTGGGCGCCCATGACGTTTCCAGAATCGACGAGCGCCTTGATCGTGTCCTTCTGCGAAGCGGTGAATTGGACACCAGCACGCGACAACGCTCCGACGCCCTTCACGGGATCGTTCAGCGCCTTACCGACCAAGATCGCTGACGAGCTCAGATCCTTACCCATCGCCACCGACAGGTTCGTCATCGCGAGCGTAGCCTGGTCGAAGATGTTGTTGCCCTTGCCGGTCTCGTTGCGGATCTTCGTGAAGGTAAGCAGCAAGTTCTGACCCGACTGGATAGCCTCGTCGTCGATGCCCGACAACTTCATCAGGCTCTCAGACATCGACGTGATCCGACCAGCCGTCACGTTCGCAGCGCCACCCGTCGACTTCAGCACCGCGCCAGTCTGCGCCATCACCTTCTGCGCCCGCATAAACTCGTCGACGCCGATCTTCAGCGTGGCAACCAAGCCGCCGAGGGCAGCTGCGCCACCAACCAGCGCAGCCATCTTGCCAAACTTGCGAAGACCGCTGGTGCCTTGCGAGAGTCCGCGCGTCAAGCCGGATGTATCGACGCCAATCGGAACGATGATAGCCATAGGTCTATTCTACCGTTAGCGGAGCATACGATTGATCTGCTTCTCCATGTCCTGCACGCTCTGATCGATCGACCGCAATACCGCAGGCGTATGCTTCTCTGCAATAGGCCACATCAGCCGCATAGGACCGCCCCACTTGTTAGTCAGATTGCGCGTAAAGACGCTATTCGTCTTTTTGCCCGCCTTCTCAAATGCTTCGCCGGCACCGTTCGACTGGCGAATGCTCACCAAGATCTGCTTGCCCTTCATATTGCGAACACTTTGCTTCTTCACGCTCGACCGCACACCGCTCTTCACTTTGCCAGCCTGCCAATAGGGAGTACCCTCAGCACCACTACGACCAGCCTGGACGGTTCCGCGACGCGCGCTCGACTGCTTCGGGGGTACCCAGTTGGACAGCGGAGTCTTTGGCAGCTTAGCCTTGATAGCCGACACGATCGGCTTCACATCATTCTTGAGATTCTTGACGGCCTCACGACGCAGCACCGGGTTCATCTTGCCTAGCGTCTTGAGCGCGTCATCTAGGCCGCGTATCTTCTGCGTAGCCATACCGTCAGTCTACCGGTTACTGTGAACGCTTCGCCAACGAATATAGCCCAGCATCGTCCAGAGCATCCGCTCCGTCTCCAGCATCAGCACGCTAGGCGCTATTCCGGTTTCGACGGCAAGACTGGCGACGAGCCAATGACTGCTGGACTCTCCAAAGGGACGAGCGTCGTTTCCTCGGCGCCCTCGATCTCATCCAGCGTGGCGACCCAATCCATGAAATCCAGAGTCGTCGCGCCCGTGCGCTTCTGCGAATGCCACGCCAACCAAACGAAGTCGCGAGCAAATATCGAATCCCCGCCCATCGTCGAGGATGGTCGCTCGAAGCGATCCTCCCATGCGACGATATCGACTAGGGCAGCGCGTACGACGACGCTCTCTTTGCCTGTCTCTTTGATCTTGAATTGTAGTTCCATGTCCAGCCCTCCCTGGGCGTAGAGGTTACGCGATCAGACTAGGCGACAGCCTTCGTGACAGTACCGCTCACGGGCCAGGAGACGTCGACAGTATTCAACTCTCCCACAGCTCCATTTACAGGACTCCAACCGGACACAAGGACGACCGCACTAAAGCTGGGATTCGATGACGATACTGCACTGCCGTTCGGCTTGACGACGACGGTCGTCGTGCTGCCGATCAGCGGATAGACAAGACCCTCAATGGCGCTGTAGTCGTTATGCATCGAAAGCGAGATCGTCGTATCGAGCAGGCCACCGACGCGGGTCTTGCCGTTGCCGGGACCGAAGGCAGTCGTTTCAACCTCATCGACCGCAGTCTCAATCTGCACGCTGGCGACCGAGCTAGACACGTCCGTGCCGCCGATGGTGATGTTTGCGTTGGTGAGAACGAGCTTAGCCATATTGGGTTACTCCTCCTCGGAGCCGGACACGTCGGGTTGTGACTTCATTGTAGACGACGATTCTGCGGCTTTGACAATCACGCGCCCCGACTCGATCATCACGTCCAAGCGATCCACGTCGGACGCCTTGACCTCTTGCCCATCAGTCTTGCCGGCAACGATGAAGCCGGGTGCCACGATATATTTAGCCATTATCAAACTCCTTAGGTGTAGACCAGTACGCGAAACTCAACCATCAGATACAGCGTGTCATTCCCGTCGATCGTGCCGATAGTGCCAGCTGATTCGACGATGCACGTTTGGACGACGCCACCTAGGGTGGTGTCCGCCTCGATCGCGAAACGAATGCCACCCGAGCCGTAGCCGAGGTAGGTGTCCAGCAGATCCTCGGCAGCGCGTTCGGACGCGCGCCCGACGACAACCGTCAGCGTGTAGGTCTGGAGCACGGAACCCGAACCCATAGCTCCGTGATAGTCGATGCTCTGAAGCGTGGGGAAAGCGAAGGGCGCGTTGAGGTTGTCGGGCTGGCGATCGTAGGTGCGTAGTCCCGTTATCGTGGCGGCCTTCGTGGCGAGTGCCGTCTTGACTTGCCCTACCGTCGCCGTCACCGGAACAGCCGCATCTTCTTATACGGCTCGACTAGCATCTGCACATCGGCGTCGAGGAAACGCGAAACGCGCACCACGCCGAAGTCCCCGAATCCCGCGACACCGAGCGGCGAGTCGTAGCGCTTGAAATGACGCGCGGCCTGAAGGATCGTAGCCTGGACAATTGCGACCGGGATCGCCGGCCAGCCGAAGACCGCTGTCACCTTCACGAGCGCCTGCTCGCCAAAGTTCGCCGACACCATCGGAAAGGCGTAGTCACCGACAGCGCGGATGCGGTCGAACGCCCAGGGAATGCCGTCAAGGTTCGCGTTCAGCGGTTCGAGCTGATAGTCGGTCGTTGCAAACGTCACGTCGAACGTGCCGTCCGCTTGCGTCGAAGTCTGGATCGTGATCGCGGTTCCCGCGATATCATCGATCGGGCAGTAGAGCGGATCGGGTGCCGTGAATAGGCGGGTCGCCGTGCCGACCGAGTAAAAGTTTCGCAGGGTGTAGCCGTCGATCAGGCGGCTAGCGGCCTCAACGCTACCCTCGATCAGCGTGTCATCAGTCGAGTCCGTGATGCGGAGAGCCGCCTTCACTTGCGCGAGCGTGCAGTATCCGTTTGTGATCGCCATGCTTGTATTCTACCCGTCCCATGAGTAGTCGCAGCGCTCGCCAAGCGACCAGTCTTGGAACGGTGGAACCTCGCCCGATTTCAGCCCATCCCACCGCTCGGCGAGCACCGCTTGATTCTTGACAAAGGTCGCACGATTCCGCTCTTGCAACTCGGGCGAAGACATCAGCACAGCGCTATTATCGTGGCCGATGTCGACTGCCGGGTGGAACATCTTGACGCCGGCGGCGACCGCGCGCTGCTCATAGTCGTTGTCTTCGAAGTACGCCGGATGGAATCGCTCGCAGAAAAGACCGACGCGCTCAACGACTTCGCGACCGAGGTGAAAGCACGCCCACGGTGGATTCGCGCCCGTCGTGATCTGATCCGCAGCCGTGCGACTAAACCACAAGCCGAGTCGTCCAGGCTTGAACCAA